CAACTTGCGGATATCTTCTTCACTGAAGACCTGTTTCAGGTCGTCATCCGTGACGACCAAATTAACGTGACCATATTCATCGGTCAAATTATAACTCCTTATTTCAGGAGCAGTTGTTGGAAGATTATAAAACATCAAAAATTACCTCATTCATTACGCTAGTTCTCCCTAGCTTTGACATTACAATGTGTCTGTCAAATTTCTGAGGATCGTGTTCTCCATGCGAAATGATAAACACGTTGGCTTTCATGTTTTCTATGATTGAAAACACTGAGCGTTGTGCATCATCATCAGAAGGACCGTCAAATACTTCATCCATAAACAGCGCATTAACATCTACACCAGAAACTTCAGATGCTAAATCACGCCAAGCAAACATGACAGCCATGTCAATACGAGCTTTTTCGCCTTGAGAAAAACTGTTATAACTGAATGTGCTTCTTCCTGAAGATTTTATTACTTCTTTAAATTCGGAATCAAGAGTAAATCCAAAATCTGCATCCATTATATCAAGATAATGAGAGATGCGATTATTGAAATACGGAATATAACGGGCCATGATGACGGCTTTAATTCCCGAATCCTTCAAAAGATCAGCTATCAAAGACCTACGATGCTTCTCTTTTTCTAAATCAGACTTAGCACTAATTTTTAGACGTAGGTTATTCCCGAGTTGGTCGATTTCCGACGTATAATCTGTTCTTTCATCTTGCAGACGCTCGATTGCAGCTTTTGCAGCTTTTGCTTGGTTAACGTAAAGAGCAATAGACTGCTTTTCACTGTTTAACTTATTCTGGAGATCGCGGAAATTGATAGCGGCCTCGTTGAACTCTATCATTTTTTGATTGAGTTCATTTATGCGAATATCGGCTTTATCAAGTTGACCTTGGATCTGCGACATTTTATCACGCAATTTCACTAGCAGTTCAGGATCGTCAAATTGCTGCATGCATGTTGGGCACGTTCCACCATCTTCATGCATATGAGCAATACCGGAAAATTGTTCATGTTGCGCTGCGGCTTTTGCTCTAGCCATTGTAAACTTGCCAAGATCGGATGCAGGGGAATCAGGCATCACGAATTCTGTAATTTGCGTTGTGAGCAAATCAATAGCCGACTTGATTTCTTTTGCTTTTTCGCGAGCAGTGTCATATACTGCCTGATGGTCGGATATAGCAGCAGCATTGGATGCATTAGAGTTATTCTGGTGATCCTGGTATGTTTTCAGCTGTGAGTTTATATGGTTTATTTCCATATCAACTGAAGTGATATCCTGGTTTAACTCTTTAATCCTGGCTTTATTGATTTTATCCATTTGAGCTAAGACGGATACTTCCAGCAAATCTTCCACCAGTTTGCGCCTTTCTGGCGCTTTTAGTTGCATAAACGGCGTATATCCAGCAGTGCCCAAAACAACTATCTGTTTAAAACTGGTAGAATTCATTCCAATCATTTCTTCGAAATATGACTGAAAATCTTTAACTGATGCTGCAGCATCTATAGCCACGCCGTCACAAGTTATCGAAAACTTATTAGGCTTAATTCCGCGTGTGATGTGATAAACCTTTTCTTCGTATTCCAACCAAAGTTCCACTAACAAATTTTTGCCAGTGTTTTCATTCAACAGTTGGTTTTTTGTAATATCTCGAAAAGGTTTACCGAATAACGCAAAATAAATTGCCTCCAGCATTGTCGATTTTCCGGCACCATTTTTACCGGTACACAATGTTTTAGCATATTTGTTAAGCGACATATCGATAGGATCATCGCCTACAGACATGATGTTTTTATAACGAACTCGAATAAATCCAAGCTGCTTCTTTTTAATTTCAATCATGATGCAATAGCCTCAGCATAAAGTTCATTTGCCATAATTACGATTGCTTCTTTATGTTCTGCACCGATACTGGAATTTGCGACACTTTCAGCGAATAAACCCATTATGGTCATCGAACTACCAGAAGTATCCATAGATGAAACAGTAAGAGTTTCACCGTCATCGGTTATATCAGATGAAGAATCAACTTCAATTTTGGCAGATTTGTTGATGGTTCTCAAATCATGAACAATTTTAGACAGAAGAAATTCAACTTTTGTCAAGCCTTCATCAACTTCATTAGCAATCAAACGAACTGAACAGCCAGAGCACTCTCGAATTTCTTCTATTGTAACACCGGGATAAGTCAGTCGTTTGTGCCATGTTTTGGAATTCGGAATAAATTCAAATTCACGGGTTTCTGTGTCAAGAACCCAGAAACCGCGAGGGTCATCTTCATCACCGGCTGTAATCGTATAAGGAGTGCCGATGTAGTGAATATTTTCACCGCCTGATTGAGTATGAAAATGTCCAGAGACAACTTTTTCATACTTTTTCAAAAAATCTCCACTGTATCCCGAACTCGGAATATTTTTGTAGAAATAGAATCCGCTTAGTTCCCAATGGCCAAGACACCACGGGGATTCTGACTTTTTGATAAACTCGAAAATATCCGACGCATTTTCTTTACACAACCACGGAATAAGGTCAATGTCGACGTGTTCGAATTTAACAGTGGTTGGAGAATCGATCACAACATAAACGTCGTCTTTGCCTAAAATCTCTGTCACGCTATTGGGGTGAATTTTGTCCTTCAACATTAAGTCATGGTTACCCACAATAACATAGCATGTTATCCCTGCTTCTCTAAGCAGTTTCGTTATTTTAGTTCTAACAAACCGCATTGTTCGTTGTGTTACGGCTTTGCGAACATCAAAGAAATCTCCCGATTGAAGCCATTGGGTTATCCCATTAGCTTTTGAATAAGCAATGGCTTGCTCGATGGAAGAAAGAATTATGTTTTCGTGCCATGGGTCATCTTCCTTTACCCCAATATGTAAATCACCTAGAAATAGAGTTTTCATAATCACCCTTCTTTAAATTTTTGATTTTATTGAGCCTTTACAATCGGTGTCTTATTCGCTTGAAGATGATCACGCGAATGGTAAGCCAAATAAGTAACAAACACAAATCCTCAATAGATACAAAAAATAGGCTCCATGGAGCCTATTATATCACTAACTATTCACACCAGCATTAAAGGCTTTAGCCATGTCAACAATTTGTTGGCGGCTGGTTTCAAACATAGTGATCATTGCAGAATGCGGAAGTTGCTTTTGCTTGTAAAGGGTACGAAGTTTACTGATAGCGTATGCATACTGCTCTTTATTATTCGTGAATAAAGCTCGTTCAGCGTGTTTCTTCAGCCGCTTAATTTCTCTCCCGTGAGTTTTAAGATGCTTTGCGGCTTTTTTCTCAGCTTGTTTTTCAAGATGTTCTTGTAAATCCATGAGATTCTGGTCATAAACTTCACTCAGAGCTTCTGCACCGGTGCTAAGGTCAACATCGTAATCAGGCGACATATGAAATCTCCATTGTCATTGTGTCTACATCAATATGCCAATCGAGTTGGCCAGTTTCTACTTCGAACGGCTGCCATGAAATATTGGCAGGATTTAAAACTACAGGAATATTATAATCCAATAATTGGAGTTTTACGAAATACGCTAATAATTCTATTTCTCCGCATGTTGAATCAATGATGGGTAAAAGATTAATCTTCAGGGTCGTCTTCATAGAATGAATCCAAATTAGGAACATCCTCTTTATCTTTCTTTTTAGATTTAAGGGATGATTCATAGGCTACTAGTTTGCCATGGATGTCTTGGATGAAATTTTCATCAACCAATCGTGACATATCCTCATCATGCTCGTCATACACGTTGGTCAAAAAATACCGATATTTGATTGCCATTTCGTGTTTTTCGTACTTGATGCGTCCAATAAAGGCACGGTAACAAGCCTGTGTGATATAAGCATGAGGGTTTTTGTAATTATCTTCATCGAAATTTATCAAACCCTTTACAACAGCTTCGACTGCATCAGATATCATTCCGTCTTTCCAATTTTGCGTATATCCAGCAAATTTGTAATATCCGGTAAAACCTTTTGCAATCTTCATAATGTCTATACCAATTGCATCTGGCATCTTGATGTGATGCCCTGCATCACGCATATCTTGTTTCCATTTGCAAATATTTTGGTATAGAACTTCATTGTCAACATATTTCATAGGGCAATTCCTCCTATGATTGATTATATCATACTAATAAGCTTGCTAAACTTATTTAACTTTACTGCCTGCAGGTTTTGGCCCTGCCAAAACTTATCCTTTATGGCTTAATAGATATTATAACTAAAAGGATAAAAAGATAAGTTCAAGCAAGCTTGAACCTGGAGCCAGGATTTCTATAATCAACCAGGTTTAAACAAGGTCATTAGACTAATAACCTATCATACAAACTTTCCAGTATCACCAGAATCACACCGGTAATACCTGAAGTCACATACAACGAAGGCCTCATGTAGAGGCCTTCTTTTTGGCTTTTTCTCGTGTTTTGATTATCCAGTCCTGGACAATTTCCTGGTCTTCCGCAGAATTGATATCGAGTATTCGCCCAAGTTTTCTTAGCAGATACTTGTATTTGAACCTTTCTTTCTCGGTCATTTGGTATAGCGCTTGATACGACTCTCGATTTCTTTTTACCTGTTTGTGATTTTCGATTGAATTACCATCACATATCTCAGCATGCGGCAAAT